ATGAGCGATGCGCTGAACGTGACGATCAAGAGCGACGCGACGAGCCTGTCGTCCCAGGAGCCGATCACGCTGGCACAGGCCGCCCGGCTGCTGCCGCGGATCAAAGGCCGGAAGGTCTGGCAGGGCACGCTATGGCGATGGGCCCGCGTGGGCCTGCGGGGCGAGCGGCTGCCCTACATGAGGATGGGCAGGAAGATCTGCACCTCGCGGCAGGCGCTGACGGAGTTCTTCACGCGCCTGGCCGCCCGCGACAGGAAGAACCCGCCGCCGGTGCCCAGCTTCGTCAAGCGCAAACCCATCAGTTCCAAACGCCGCGAGCGTGCCCTCCGGGAGGCGGACAAGGTATTGGCTCGCGCAGGCATCTAAACACACGGAGGACCGGATTCATGAAGGCAGTCATGGATGGACTGGCGTACAGGTACCGCTTCGCCCCGAGAGTGAGCCTGGACGAGGCCAAAGAGACGCTGATGCTGGCCGTGGTGGCGGTAAAGGCGCTCTTTGGCGGCTGTCGCGTGCGGATGGACGCCGCCTGGGCCAGCGACGAGTCGCTGAACGTCATCGTCATCGACGCCGGCACACTGGTCGGCATGACCATCAGCTTGATCTTCACGGCCTTTGCGGTGTCCGAGTTCGGCAGCGATGCCGTGGACGTGCGGCAGGTCAGGACGCTTGCGAGCGATTCCCCGGCCAATTCATGAGGGGCCTGCCGTGAACAGAACCCTCCTGGATATCACCGAAGACCTTCAGGCCCTGGACGACCTGCTGAGCGAGGCAGGCGGCGACATCACCGGCGTCGAGGCGACGGTCGACGCCTGGCTGGCCGAGCTGGAGCAGGACCTCAAGGGCAAGGTGGACAACTACGCCGCCTTGATCACGGCCATGACCGCCCGCGCCGAAGTCCGCAAGGCCGAGGCCGACAGGCTCTATCACCGGGCGAAGGTGGACTCGAGCAACGTCAAGTTCCTCCGCGAGCGCCTCAAGTGCGCGCTGGAGTCTCGAGGCATCTCGAAGATCGAGACGGCCCGCTACAAGGTCGGTGTCTCGAAGGCCGGCGGGGCCGCGCCCGTCGTCATCGCGGACCCGTCGGCGCTGCCGGCCCAGTTCGTCCGCGTCACCGAGGTCCGCGAGCCTGACAAGGACGCCATCCGCAAGGCGCTGGAATCGGGCCGGCAGGTGGCCGGCGCTGAGTTGGGCGCTCGCGGCACATACCTGGCGATCCGGTGAAAGGAGTCACAGCCATGAAGCGCGAGAAGGAACTCCGCTGCTGCCTGGGCTGCGGACGCGACACCCGCGGCGATTACTGCCCGCGGTGCATCGGTCACTCCGGCAGCAGCGCCGACAAGGGCTGCGGCCGCAGCGTGCGCCCGGCCGCCGACGCGCCGCTGGAGGACGACTACGGCGAGGAGTCGGATGCCGACAGCGTCTGCGAAGACAACTCGGCGTCGGTGTATCGGGCCTATTGACGCATCCGGCGGGGCCGGGCTTTCCGGGCTTCATCGCGCCCGGAGATGCGGGTTCGACTCCCGCGCCCGCCATCCTGCTTCGCCAAAGCTTCGCAGGACAAGTGGCTGGCCAGCCAAACGTGAACCGCAACTCAGAACGACTAACGCGAAAGGAACACGCAATGGCGCTTCCAACTGAAGTGCTGACCGGGGCGCACATCCGCGCCCCAAAGGGCATCCTCTATGGCCCGCCGGGCATCGGCAAGACGACGTTCGGGGCGGGCGCCGACAAGCCGCTGATCGTCGACTGCGAGAACGGCGCAGCCCACGTCAGCTGCGACCGCACCCCGTACCTGCCCAACTGGCCGGCCATCCGCTCGTGGCTGGACGCCCTGGCCACAGGCGGCCACGGCTATGGCACGATCGTGATCGACTCGGTGGACTGGCTGCTTCGGCGGCTGGAGGAGTTCGTCTCCGGCGTCAAGGACAACGAGCACGGCATGTCGCAGACGATGAACCGCTCGCACGGCGGCTACGGCAACGGCAAGCAGGTGCTCAAGAACTACGTCTACCAGTACCTGCTGCCGACGCTGGACCGCATCGTTAATAGCGGCGTGGCCGTGGTGCTGCTGGCGCACGCGGCGCGTCACGAGGTGACGTCCATCGACGGGGTGACCAAGGAGAAGTCCGCGCCCGACATGCACGCGGACCTGGCGCAGACCATGATCGAGTGGTCCGACTTCGTCGCCGCCGCCCGCAAGGATGCCAATAACGCCCGCGAGATGGTGCTGCACGAGACGACCGAGCAACTGGCCAAGAACCGCTACGGCATCGAGGCGCCGCTGCCCATGACCTGGGCCTCGCTGTATGCCCAGATCGTCAGGTCGCAGCCCGCCGCAGCCGCCCCCGAGACCCCAGCCCCAACCCCAACCCAAGGAGAGAAGACCAATGCCTAACCTCAATGGATTCGACGCCGGCAACGTGGAGCCCGTCCCGAGTTTCGAGCCGATCCCGGCCGGGCAGTACGTGGCGATGATCGCCGCCAGCCAGGAGAAGATCAGCAGCAAGGGCCACAGCTTTTTGAGCCTGGAGTTCGAGGTGCTCGAAGGCCCATACAAGGGCCGCAAGCTCTGGACGAACCTGAACCTGTCCCATCCCAACCCCGAGACGGTGAAGTTCGCCCGGGCGGAGCTGGCCGCCATCTGCAAAGCGGTCGGCGTGATGAAGCCCACCGACAGCGTGCAGCTTCACAACCTGCCCATGCTGATCAGCGTCAAGTGCGTAAATCGCAAGGACACCGGCGGGCTCCAAAACCGCATCAAGGGCTATGCCCTCAAGGCCGCGGCCGGCAGCCAGCCGCAGCAGCCGCCGCCCGCGGCCGGCGGCACGCCGCCTTGGAGGCGCGGATGATCACGCTGGAGTTGCCATACCCGCCGACGATCAACCGCTACTACCGCCACGTGGGCTTCCGCACGCTGATCAGCCGCGAGGGTCGCGCATACCGCCAGGCGGTGTGCGCGATCCTCCGGCGGGCGGGCATCCAGCCGCTGGAAGGCACGCTGGCGGTCGGCATCGACCTGTATCCGCCCGACCGCAGGACTCGCGATGCGGACAACGCGCAAAAGGCACTCTGTGATGCGCTCCAGCACGGCGGCGTGTTCCGGGATGACAGCCAGATCAAGAAGCTGCTGACGATCATGCGGGACCAGGTGTTCCCCGGCGGCAAAGCCATCGTCGCCGTGTGCCCCCTGGACCTATCAACCGTGAAGGGAATCCAACATGAAGTTACCGCTTAAGAAGATTCGCTGCGATGGCGGGACGCAGCCTCGGACCACCATCTACGACCACGTGGTCGCTGAGTACGCCGAGGCCATGCGGGAGGGCGTTGCCTTTCCGCCGCTGACGGTCTTCTACGACGGCAAGGACCACTGGCTGGCCGACGGCTTCCACCGCCTGGGCGCAGCCATGAACCTTGGCCTGGCCAGCATCGAGTGCGAGGTCCGCCAAGGCACGCTGGCAGATGCTCAGTGGTACAGCTTTTCCGTCAACCAAGCCCATGGCCTGATGCGAACCAAACAGGACAAGGAGCGGGCCATCAAGGCGGCGTTGCGGCACTGCAAGGGCAGACGACCCGACAACGAGATAGCCAAACACATCGGCGTGAGTCACCACACCGTCGCCGGCTATCGACAGGGCCTGATAGCGGACGGTTCTATCCCGGCCCAAGCGCATCTTGGCAAATTGCCAAGATGCGCCGGGGAAGGTGATGCAGCCGTCTCCGACGATGGTGAACCCGGCCAGCCCGCCCGCATCGTCACACGCAAGGGCAAGACCTATCAGATGAAGGTCGGCCACATCGGCCGGGCCAAGAAGCCCAACCGCAAGCCCGGCGGCATTGCCAAAGACGCCTACCAGCCCACCAGGTCCGTCGCCCAGCCGTCGGAGATGCTGTCGATCTCGCTGCCAATCGCCAACCCGCACATGGCGGCGAAGGGGATGCTGTCGCGCTACGAGCGGCCGTTCCTCGTGGCGCTCGTGAAGGAACTCACCAACCTCTTGAAAGAAGGAGCGAACTAATGGTTGCCACACTGCCTGTCTCCGATACACAGATGCGCACCGTCGTCATGGACGTTGGGCCCGACCTGGCGGCCGAGTGGCTGGAAGGCAACGTCCACAACCGGCCCATTCACCAGAAGCGAGTGGACCTGTACGCCGCCGACATGAAGGCCGGGCGCTGGAAGCTGACGCACCAGGGCATCGCCTTCGACGTCAACCGCATCCTTCGGGACGGCCAGCACCGGCTGTGGGCGGTCCTGAATTCCGGCTGCGTGATCCGCATCCCGGTGACGTTCAACCTGCCCTTCGACGCCATCGAGGAGATCGACAACGTCAAGGCTCGCAGCACCAGCGACCGCATGAACATCTCCGGCCGGTTCGAGGAGGCCAAGATCAGCACCAATCAGGTGTCGGTGCTGCGGGCGATGGTACGGGGCCTAAATCCCGAGCGCGCCCTGACGTACCACGACGAGTGCGACCTGATGCAGGCGCACCTGCCGGCGATCCGCTTTGCGCTGGAGCGTCTGACGACCAACCGCATCAAGGGCGTCTCGTCGCCGACCGTCTGCGCCGTGGTCGCCAGGGCCTGGTACTCGCAGGACCTCCAGAAGCTCGAGCGGTTCTGCGAAGTCCTTCGCTCCGGCATGGCTGAGGACAGCGAAGCGGTGGTCATAATGCTGCGCGACTACCTCAGCACCATGGACCGCAGCCACACCATGAGGGTGCTTCGCGACATCTACGGGCGCGCGGAGCGCGCGCTGCAATGCTTCCTCACCGGCCGCAGCGTCACCATCCTGCGTCCCTGCCAGGCCGAGGTGTTCCCCCTGCCCCAGACCAAGGGACCCGCCGCCTGATGATCGCCCTTCGTCCATATCAGTCCGCCGCCGTGGAGGCGGTCTACCGCCACCTGCGGGATCACGATGACAACCCCGTCGTCGTGATCCCCACGGGTGGTGGGAAGACTCCAGTGATGGCCACCATCTGCGACGACGCCGTCCGCAAGTGGGACGGCCGCGTCCTGGTGCTGGCGCATGTCAAGGAGCTCTTGGAGCAGACCGCCGGCACGCTCGCAGTGATGGCCGGCGAGCTGGACGTGGGCGTTTACTCCGCCGGCCTGGGCCGGCGCGACACGCGGCACCGCGTCATCGTTGCCGGCATCCAGTCGGTCCACAAGCGAGCCGGGGAGCTCTTCGGCGACACGCCTTTTGACATCATCCTTATAGATGAAGCGCACACCATCCCGCCCGACGGCGACGGGATGTACCGCCAGTTCCTGTCCGACGCCAGGATCATCAACCCGCAGGTCCGCACCGTCGGCCTGACGGCCACGCCGTTCCGCATGACCAGCGGGCCCATCTGCCAGGCGGATCACTTCCTCAACCGCATCTGCTACGAGGTGGGCGTGAAGGAACTCATCCGCGACGGATACCTGTGCCCCTTGCGCACCAAGGCGGGAATAGTCCGCGCCGACACGTCGAGCCTGCACATCCGTGGCGGAGAGTTCATCGCCGGCGAGGTGGAAGACCTGATGGACAAGGACGGCCTTGTCCGCGCCGCCTGCGGCGAGATCGTCGAGCAGACGCAGGATCGCCAAAGCGTTCTGATCTTCGCCAGCGGCATCCAGCACGGCCTGCACATCGTGGAGAACCTCCGCGGCGAGCACGGCCTGGAGTGCGGCTTTGTCTGCGGGGATACCCCGGCCGCCCAGCGCGATCTGCTGATCGGCCGCTTCCGTCGTCAAAGCGGCAAGGGCCTGTTCGGCGACAGCCGCCCGCTGAAGTACCTCTGCAACGTCAACGTCCTGACGACGGGCTTTGACGCCCCGAACATCGACTGCATCGCCATGCTGAGGCCGACGATGTCCCCGGGACTCTATTACCAGATGGTCGGCAGAGGCTTCCGCCTGTGCGAGGGCAAGGCCGACTGCTTGGTCCTGGACTTTGGCGGCAACGTCATGCGCCACGGGCCGGTGGACGAGTTGCGCGTCAGCGAGCCCGGCAGCGGCAACGGCGAAGCGCCGGCCAAGGAATGCCCCGACTGCCACGCCGTGATCCATGCCGCCTACGCCAACTGCCCCGAGTGCGGCCATGCCTTCCCGCCGCCGGAACGTGAACAACATGATTCGCAGGCATCCACCGAAGGCATACTCAGCGGCCAGGAGACGGTTACCGAGTATCCGGTCCACGACGTCCACTACGCCGTCCACGTCAAGCGCGACGCCCCCGAAGACGCCCCGCGCACGATGCGGGTGGAGTACTGCATCGGCTGGAACAAGTACATCTCCGAGTGGGTCTGCTTTGAGCACGTCGGCTATGCACGCGCCAAAGCCGAGGCCTGGTGGCGGCAACGGTCGAATGACCCGGTGCCCGCATCGGCCGGCGACGCGGTGGCGCTGGCCGAGGCCGCAAGCCTCGCTCGGCCACAGACCGTCCAGGTTCGCCACGTCGCCGGGCAGCCATATGACCGCATCATCGGCTACCGGCTGGGGGAGAAGCCTCCCGCCGCCGGCGACGGCGAGATGACGGGGCCGGAGCCGCAGTACATGCCGGCTGCGCCCGACGACGAGATTCCATTTTGACGGAGGACCGATTGGCCAGGAACCCCAACATCACCGATGGCGACGTCGCGACCGTGCGGGACGTGCGCAGGCTCCTGCTGGCAGTGCTAGCTATCCCGACAGGGCCGCTGGAGCACGCCGTGCAGCTCGCGCATGAGTCGACGGGCCTTCAGAAGCATGATCCCGACGAGGTATTCGACGACCAGGGCGTGCCGCGCCAGGCCCTGCGGATGTTCTGGCACTTCCGGTGCAACCTCGAGGCGGTTATGCCCCAGGAGGCGGAGTGATCGCACAGGCGGCGACATCCTATCTCCGCGCCGGACTGTGCGTCCTGCCCGCCATCCTGGACGAAAAGCGTCCTGCCGTCGGAAGCTGGAAGGCATACCAGCAGTGCCTGCCTGCCGAGGCGCAGATCGCCCAGTGGTTCTCGACCGCGACCGCCTGCTGCCTGCTGACGGGCGGCGTCTCGGGCAACCTGGAGATGATCGACTTCGACGCCGGCGGCGCTCTGTTCGACCAGTGGGCGGCCATGGTGGAGGCGCAGGCGCCGGGACTGCTGGCACGCCTGGTGATCGAGCGCAGCCGTCGCGGCGGCAAACACGTCGTCTATCGCTGCCGCACGGCCGTCTGCGGCAACCTCAAGCTCGCCCAGCGCCAGCTAGATGGGCGCGCCGAGACGCTTATCGAAACACGCGGCGAAGGGGGGCTGTTCCTGTGCGCTCCGTCGCCCGGCTACGAGCTTCTCCAGGGCGACTTGGCCTCGCCGCCGGTGATCGAGGACTCCCAGCGTGACATCCTCCTGTCGGCCGCCTGGGCGCTGAACGAGTGCTGGAAGCGGCAGGACTCGTCGCCCATGGTTGCGGCCGTCGCCGGCCGCCCGGGCGACGACTTCAATGATCGCGGCGACGTTCGCGAGCTGCTGCTCAATCACGGCTGGACACTGGCCCGCAGCGGCCAGAACGAGTACTGGCGTCGGCCGGGCAAGGACTCGGGCTCCAGCGCGACGCTCAAGGACCGTGTCTTCTATGTCTTTTCGTCCAACGCGGCGCCATTCGAGCCGCAGCGGGCATACGCGCCCTTTACCGTCTATGCGCTGCTCGAACACGGGGGCGACTACGCAGCGGCCGCCGCCGTGCTGCGGACCAAGGGCTTTGGCCAGATGCCCGACGTCGCTGGTGTTGACCTGTCGGCATTCTCGGCCGGCGGGGCGGACGACGAATCCCCAGAGAGCGCCCTTCCCGATCCTGGGCCGATGCCTGACCAACTGCTGCGCATCCCGGGTTTCATCAGCCAGGTGATGGACTACACGCTTGCCACGGCCCCGTACCCCAACACGGTGCTGGCGTTCGCCGGGGCGCTGGCCCTTCAGGCCTTCCTGGCCGGCCGAAAGGTCCGCGACCCGGCCGACAACCGGACCAACCTCTACCTCCTGGGCTTGGCGCACTCGGCCGCCGGCAAAGACCACCCGCGCAAGGTCAACACGCGGATCATCCACTCGGTGGGCCTCTCCGAGTGCCTGGGCGACAAGTTCGCCTCCGGCGAAGGCGTGCAGGACGCCCTGTTCGTCACGCCGTGCATGATGTTCCAGACGGACGAGATCGACGGCATGCTCCAGTCGATCAACAAGGCCCGCGACGCTAGGCACGAGAGCATCATGGGCACGCTGCTGACGATGTACTCCAGCGCCAACAGCGTCTTTCCCATGCGGCGCAAGGCCGGCAAGCAGGCCGCCGGCGTGATCGATCAGCCCAACCTGGTCATCTTCGGCACCGCCATCCCGAACCACTACTACGAGGCCCTGTCGGAGCGGATGCTCACCAACGGCTTTTTCGCCAGGATGATCATCCTAGAGGGCGCGGCCCGCGCCGACGGCCAGGAGCCGCGGGCATGCGAGCTTCCGCCCGACGTGATGGCGACCGCCAAATGGTGGGCGGACTTCCGGCCCGGCCCGGGCAACCTGGAACGCTGGCATCCCGAGCCGGCCACCGTTGAGCAGTCCGACGGCGCACAATCAGCCATCGTCGAGGCCCGCAGGGAATCCGAGGCCGAGTACAAAAAGGCCGAAGGCCAGAACGACTCGGTCGGCACGACAGTCTGGGGGCGCGTCAGCGAGCAGGTCCGCAAGCTCTCGCTGCTGCATGCCATCAGCGAGAACCATCGCACGCCCATTGTCACCGAGGCCGCCGCCCGCTGGGCGTCGCGGTTCGTCCTGCACCAGACGCGCCGCATGCTGTACATGGCCAGCCGCCACGTCGCGGACAACCCCTTCGAGGCCGAATGCCTCAAGCTGCTGACGCGCCTTCGAGAATCGCCGGGCCAGCAGATGCCGCACAGCAAGTTGCTCAAGCGCATGAAGATCGAGTCCAAGCGGTTCTTCGAGATCATCTCGACGCTCGAGCAGCGTCGGGAGGTGGAGATCGTCTCGGTCCAGACCGCCGGCCGAACGGGCGCGGCCTATCGACTTCGTTCACCGAAAAGATGCAGTGGGGAGGGGAACGAAGGGGTGAAACATGATTGAAAAGATGCATCTATTCGACCTTGCTTCACCCATCCTTCACCGGGCAAAGGTGAAAGAAGTTGAAGATGTAAGTATATATAATATATATAGTTCTCTTCTTCTTTCCCTTCTTTCACCCATACCCCCATGCGCGACGCGTAATAGCGCTATTTATATGCGTATCTGTGCGAGGGGGGGTGAAAGAGGGAAAGAAGGGCGAATAGATGCGCCCGCATGCTGCGGCATCGGCGATTGTTCTTTCGACAGCGCTGCTGTGGAGTCCACAAGCGCGCTGTCGACTCCACAGGCGCTCGATCCGGCAGACAATCCGCACACCGGCGGCTGTGCTTCTGACAGCGCTGCTGTGAAGTCCACAAGCGCGTTGTCAACTCCACAGGCGTGTTGTGCGGCAGACAATCCGCACAACGTCGGCTGTGCTTTCGACATCGCTCCTGTGGAGTTCACAAGCACGCTGTCAACTTCACAGGCGCTCTGTCCGGCCGACAATCCGCACACGGGCGGTTGTTCTCTTGACAGCGCTCCTGTGGAGTCCACAACCGTGCTGTCAACTTCACAGGCGCTCTGTCCGGCAGACAATCCGGACATCGGCGATTGTGCGTCGAACAATGCCGCTGTGCGGCCCACAGGCCCGCTGTCTGCCGAACAATCCGGCCGCGGGAGCCGTGTCTGCATGCGGCCGAACGCACGGGGATGTTGCCCAGTTTGCCAGGCGGGTAATGGTTCCTTTCTGCGAAACGGTTGCGGAAGACCGCGTCGGGAACGGTACGGAGGATTCTTTTTGTTTGTTGCGGCCGCGAACACCGCCCCTTTTGAAGGAGAACGCACATGGAAGTGAAGATCGTTGCCATCGACGAAATCAAGCCTTACGAGGCCAACCCCCGCATCAACGATGCGGCCGTGGACGCGGTGGCCGCGTCCTTGCGGCAGTTTGGCTTCCGCCAACCGATCGTCGTGGACTCGGGTGGCGTGATCATCTGCGGCCACACGCGGTACAAGGCTGCCCAGAAGCTGGGGCTGGCCAAGGTGCCCGTCCACGTCGCCACGGACCTGACGCCCGAGCAGGTCAAGGCCTACCGCATCGCCGACAACAAGACCGCCGAGCTGGCCGAGTGGAACATGGACCTCTTGCCCATCGAGCTCAAGGACCTCCAGGCGGCCGATTTCGACATCTCGCAGCTCGGCTTTGACGAGGACGAGCTGGCCAAGCTGCTCAATGGCGGCGTCAAGGAAGGGCTGACCGATCCGGATGCCGTGCCCCAGACGCCGGAGGAGCCGATCACCAAGCCCGGCGACCTGTGGCTGCTGGGCACGTACACCACCTGCCCGCACTGCGGGGAGGTGAACGAATGAACCGCCACTGCACCTGCCGCAAGTGCGGCAAGGCCTACGAGGCTCCGATCCAGTCACGGCATCGCATCATCTGCGGCGACTCCACCGTCGCCGCCGACGTCGAGCGGCTGATGGATGGGCAGCGGGCTGCGCTGGCCTTCACGTCGCCGCCGTACAACGCCGGCGACAATTCGCTGGGCGGCAACAAAAACCGCGTTGACAGCAAGTACGTCGGCGTCAGCGACGATAAGCCGCTGGCCGACTACCTGCGGCTGCTGGTGGACTTCACGGCCCTGGCGCTAACGCATTGCCAGACGGTGGCGGTGAACCTTCAGTCGCTTGCCGGCAACAAGACGGCCGTCCTGGACTGGATTCACCGGTTCAAGGACCACTTCGTGGACCGGATGATCTGGTTCAAGGGCCAGGGCCAGCCCGCGATGGCGGCCAATGTGATGAACAGCCGCTTCGAGGACATCTGGATTCTCTCGCCCGAGCAGAACCCCTCGCGGGCGATCCCGACGGGAGAGTTCCACTCGACGGTCTCGAACGTCTACGAGGGCCGTGGCGCTAGCGGCGAGAATGTCGCCCCGGAGATCCACGCGGCGTCTATGCCTGTCCACCTGGCGCTGCACGTGCTGTCATCGCTGGATGGCACCAACGGCGTCGTCTACGAGCCGTTCTGCGGAACCGGCACGACGATCATCGCGGCCGAGCAGCTCGGGCGGCGATGCCTGGCCGTGGAACTTGTCCCCCAGTACGTCGATGTCGCCGTGCGGCGCTGGCAGGAGTTCACCGGCAAGGCCGCCGTGCTGGAACGCACGGGCGAAGCCCTGAGCATGTCGAAGTGTGAATCACCCGTTTCAGTCGGAGGTGCGCTATGAGTTCTTCTACACGTGAATGCACGTGCCGCAAGTGCGGCAAGGCGTACTCGGCCCCCGTCCAGTCGCGGCACCGCCTCTTGTGCGGGGACTCGCGGCGGCCCGAGGACATGAAGCGGCTGATGGATGGGCGCCAGGCCGACATGGTGTGGACCGATCCTCCCTACGGCGTGGCCATTGCCAGCCGCGTCGGCATGGGCGCGGGCGTGTCCTCTTCCCAGGCCCGGGCCGAGGGTGGCGCTGGCATCGCCAATGACGATCTTGACGTGCCACAGCTCGTGACGTTCCTGCGCGGCGCGTTCGACCTGGCCCTGGAGGCCTGCAAGCCCGGGGCCGTTTGGTACGTTGCCGCGCCGCACGGGCCGATGGGCGTGGCCTTCAGCATGGTGCTGCATGACCTGGGCATCTGGCACTCGAGCCTGGTCTGGGTCAAGGACAGCCTGGTAATCAGCCGCCTGGATTACCACTATCGCCACGAGGTCTTCTACTACGGCTGGAAGCCCGGCGCTGCCCACCAGGCATTGGAGGATCGCTCGCAGAGCTCCGTCTTCGAGTTCCCACGGCCCAAGCGCTCGGAAGAGCACCCGACGATGAAGCCGGTGGAGCTCGTGCGCAGGCACATCGAGAACTCGTCCATCCCCGGCCAGAGCGTCCTGGACCAGTTCGCCGGCAGCGGCAGCACGCTGATCGCCTGCGAGCAGACCGGCCGCAGGGCCTTCCTGATGGAGCTCGACCCGAAGTTCGCGGATGTGATCGTGCGGCGATGGGAGGAGTTCTCGGGCAAGCATGCTCAGCGCGTGGCGGCCACGGACGCGGCCGCGATGGTCGAGGAAGAGGTGGCGGCGTGAAAGGTGTCGGTCTGAGTCGTGCTCGTCTGATGCTACATCACATCTACGGTCTCGCCGTCAGCCCGACTGAAGTGGAGCGGCCGACAGCGATGGCGGAGACGGGTTCAGGGAGCGTACCTGCGCAGGAAGCTCACGATGTCCGCCTTGGCGGACTGGCCGCTGGCGACGGCCATTGCCAGCTCATATACGGCGCCCTGGGGCGGGTCGACCTCGATGCCGTTGAGATCCAGGAACACCAGCGCGGCCACCGCGCCCGCGCGCTTGTTGCCATCGACATCTGCTGCCTGGAGGAAATCGGTCATGTTCGGCTATTCCGCCAGCCGCTTGAGGTCGCTGCCGTGCTTACGGTTGATTTTCGCCAGCGAAGCGCGGAGCTTGGCCTGGCGGGACTTGTCGCGCACGGGCGTGATCATGAGCCGGTCTCCATTGGTGACCACTTCGAGCGGAGTATCGGCGGTGATATCCAGCATGTCCAGAATCGGCTTATCGATCACAAGGGCCAAGCTGTTGCCGTGCCTGATCAGCGTCTTGGTCATCGCTTGCTCCTATCGTCTGTATACACACAGTGTACACCGCTCGCGCGGGATCGACAAGGAGATGCACTCGGCGTGGCCAGTGACAGTCGGCACGCGACGAGCCACGTAGTTCCACAAGAGAACCCCGGTCCTGGTCTGGACCGGGGTGATGAGGCGGGATATGAACCGCAGCTAGACCATGTACCTTCGGCGAAGCCTGGCGGCCGTCTTGATTCTGACCTGCCGTCCGGTGTCGGTGTTCAAGGCGTCCCAGCCGCCGTAGGCGCTGGGGGCCACGATCCGCACCGCCGTGAGTTTGCCGCTGACCTTGGCAACGTACAGCCCGCCGATGACGACGTCGCTTTTCTTCAT